CTTTCTTCCCATATCAAAATAGGGTTCAGTTTAATCAGACCTTTATCTCTTGATTCAATTTCTCTATAATCTGTTCGAGTCCGACCTTCAGTACAACGAAGTCCGGTAACCCAACATCTAGCATTAAAATACTCTAATGCATTCCTAGTAGGTTCAACCTTAAATATCTCACAACACTTGTCGGGGTCAGTTTCGTAGAGATTGGTTTCAGTTTTGTTATCACTTTCAAAGACTTTACTTTCTGGATACCGCTCCACAAATCCCCTCATATATTGTTTTGTTTCTTTAGGTTTAAACGGTGTAGTTACAATAAACCCCTTAATGTTGGGAGATACTTGTTTTGCTAAATCCCAAATAACACAAGAGTCTTTACCCAAACTATTAGCAACAACTAAATTATCTCCATATTCCTCATATGCTTCATCTATTAAATCTAAAGAACGGTCTATTTTTTGCTTTAATGTTAGACCATTAACTAGCTCAAATACTTCTTCACTCGTAGTTGTAATTTCTTTCATATTATCATATCTTTGTCCTATATAGTACACGAATCGCAATTTTTTGGATCTTCTTCTTGCTTTTCTTCTTGTTTCTCTTTAGCATATTCAGCTTCAGTTACTTTATCTTCTGGAATATCATCTTTCCATCCAACTGAATGTGCTGGCTCATCTACATCTTTTTTACTATCATAAGTGTTTTGATAATAAGAAGTCTTCCAACCTAATTTATAGGTTGTCAATAAATCTTTTGCCATTTCAGAAATTGGCACTTGACCTTCATCAAAATGTTCAGGATTGTATGACCAATTACCACTAATTGCCTGGTCAAAATATTTTTGCATTACTGCAACGATATTTATATATCCTTCATTGCTCTCCATATCCCATAATAGGGTATAAGAGTTCTTTAGTTTTTGATATTCAGGTACAATTTGTTTTAATGGTCCCTTTTTACTTTTCTTAACTGACAAATAATATCTAGGTGGTTCAATTCCGTTAGTAGCATTTGATACAACAGATGACGATTCACTTGGCATTTGTGCTGATAAAGTACTATGTCTTAAACCACTTTTCTTAATTTCTTTTCTTAACCATTCCCAATCGTAACTATAATCTCTTTTTACTATTTCATCTACTTCTTTTTTATATGTATCAATTGGAAGTATTCCATCTGCATATTTTGTTTTATCAAAATAAGCACACTTACCTTTTTCTTGTGCTAATTCATTACTTGCTTTTAATAAAAAATATTGGAATGCTTCTGATAACTTATCAACCTGTCTCCAAGCTAATTTCTGATGATATTTAAATCCCTTTTTAGCAAGATAATGTGCCAAACCAATATACCCAATACCTAAACTTCTTCTAGCTTTTGTAGAAACTTCAGCTGCATTAATTGGATATTTCTGATGGTTTATAACTTCGTCTAATGACCTTACTGCTAAATCACATAAGGATTCTAATTCATCTCTTTTGTTTATCTTACCCACATTGATGGCAGATAAAATACATAAAGCAATTTCACCTTCTCCATCAATGTGTTGTATCGGAGTGGTTGGTAAAGTAATTTCTTGGCATAAGTTTGACATTGTTATTCTGTCTTTAAAAGATGAGTGAGTATTGCAATGGTCTATATTCATAATGTATATACGACCTGTTTCTGCTCTTTCTTTTAATATATCAAAGAATAAAGCTTGTGCTGATACTTTCTTTTTAGTTACTGATATTTTTCTTTCTGCCTTTTCATAAAGTTCATCAAATTCTGGTGTACCCCACGCCTCATATAGTTCTGGTACTTCGTGTGGTGAAAATAAAGTTATATCTCCTTCATTTATAAATCTTTCATAAAATAATTTAGATAGTTGTATAGAGTAATCTAATTTTCTAACTCTATTATCTTCACTACCTTTATTGTTTTTTAAAACTAGTATGTCTTCTATCTCTTGGTGCCAAATAGGGAAGTGAACGGTTGCACTGCCGCCTCTAACTCCATTTTGAGTGCAACACTTAACCGTTGCCTCAAACTTTTTAAGGAAAGGAATAACTCCTGTATGTTGTACTTCTCCTCCTCTAATTCGGGAATTAATTCCTCTGATTCTCCCTGCGTTGATTCCGATACCAGCTCTTTGGGCAACATAACGACCAATAGCCATATCACCAGAAAAGATACTAGGTAAAGTATCATCAATATCAACCAATACACAACTAGCATACTGTTTAAGGGAAGTTCTAACACCCGCCATAACAGGCGTAGGAATATTGATTTTGTACGTTGAAATAGCGTCATAATATTTTTTAACATAACTCATCCTTTTCTCTTTTGGATATTTGGCAAACAAAGTAGCAGAAATCATCATATACATAAATTGAGGTGTTTCAAATATTTCATTTGTGCTTCTATCTTGTACCAAATACTTGTCTATTACTTGACGCAAACCAGCGTAAGTAAAATCATAATCTCTATTGTGATTTATCCAATTCTCCATTCTATCAAAATCTTTTCTTTGATAGTTTGTAAATATTTCATTATCATATAACTTCAATTCTATAACCTTTTTAACGTGGTCATAAAAGCGTGGGTGGTCCCATAATTTGCGTATAACTTGTTTTCTTAAACTGTAAAGTAATAATCTGGATGCCACATAAGTATAATTAGGAGTTTCTAATGAAATTAAATCTGCAGCTGATTTAACTAAAATCTGTTGTATTTCTTCAGTGGTAATACCATCATAAAATTGTAAACCACTTTGCATTTCTACCTGTGAAGCTGATACACCTGTTATATCTTCACAAGCATATTCAACCATTTCGTGGATCTTTTCAATGTTAAGGGGTTCGGTTCCTCTTTCTTTTCTTTTTTTGACGTTTATAGACTCGTATCCTGTGCTTACCATATTACTCCTTAGCTTGTGCGTTTGTATGAATTTAGTTGTGTGATTGCTGATAAACCTGAATAGGTATTATCTGATATAATATTTTGTATTTGTTTTTTTGTCTTGCCGTTAACAATCATATCGTTAATATCTTTTTCTTTTGTTCCTTCTGGCCATATAACTATCATATAATCTTTATCAATCATTTTATACATTCTATCTATTATTTCTTTGTTTCTCGGCTCATTATCAAATATAAAAACAACATCTTTTTTTTCAACAGGTAGTTGTAAGTCAGCCCCACCAGCAGCAAGACAATTATCTAAAAATAAACTATCTAAAGGACCTTCAACTATGTATAAAGTCTTATGAAGATTGACTCGTTCAAGTCCAAATATTTTTTGTTTGTTTTCCTGTAGTTTAATTGTTAGATATTTTGGTTGTTCTTTCCCAAATGCTCGTCCTTGCAAAGCAAAGACTTCATTATCAACATCATAAAATGGTATAATTAATCTCGGGTGTTCGTATAAGGTATTTAGAGAGGTGAAAGTCCCTGGACGCACCTTATTTACGAAGGTCTGAAATTTGTCGCAATAATATAATCTGTCAAAGTAATCCTTTGGCAGTTTTCTTTTTATCAAATACTTTTTTGCAGGATGGTTATCATCCAAAGTATTAAAGGCCGTAAGACCTTGTAGAGGTATAGATTTTAATTTTGCTTTTGTGTTAGTTTTAAATCTTTCAAAAAGATTTTCATCATTAACAACTTTTTTAGTACCCTTGTATCTCTCTAAAATATATTGGTCATACAAAGGTCTGTCAACCAACTTTATAAAGTTTGCTAAATTGTGTGAAGCACTACAATTATGACATTTAAAAAACATATCATTTTTAACTCTATAAAGATATGCTCTTGCTTTTGTTTTAGATTTTTTAGAATCTCCGCAAACTGGACATCTAAAATTGAAAAGATAATCTCTTTTCTTTTTAAACTGTTGTAATCTCGGCTGTATTTTAGATATATAATTTAAATCAATGTAACCACTCATAATAAAGATTATATACTATATATGTAAAAAAGTCAAGCAGGTTACCTTACTATTTTTAAGATATTCAATATTGATGGCATTGACAATCCTATAATGATTGCTCCGCCGATGATGATATATCTATATTTCTCAAACACGCCGATCCTACCGTCTAAATTTGACGCTAAAGTCTTAATTTCACACATTACACGTTTTTGGGACATATCTATTTCTTCTGATAGTTCTTTATGTATCTTATTAATTCTAGCGTGTAGTTCTTTATAATTACTATCAAATTCAACTCTACGATTCTCTATTAGATTGAATATAGCTTTATCTATTTCTTCTTGTTTTGATAATTTTTCTTCGTGTACAGCCAACATAGATTTAATACTACCAGAAATATCTGTTAGTTTATCTATTGCGGTATCAAGTTTTGTGGTAACTGTTGATACTTGCTCTACTTCATTTTTTAAAATTTGTAATTCTGTTGTGATGTTTTGTATATCACTCATTTAAAAATTCCTATCTATCCATCTGTAAATAGACCAGTCCATATAGATTAATAAAATGTATATGATTTAATCACGTTACCGTTAGGGTTTAATTGGTTAACAAATGAGTCAAGCAGTTTCAATCTTCAAATATGATCTATGATTGTCGTTATATCTATTTATATTTGGAAGGTTGCCATTTTAGACAAAAAGTTGTATACTATATAGTATATAACAATGGCCTAAAAATATAGTGGGAAAGTGACGTGAAATTCGTCCAGATTACTTGATACGGTTATACTCCGAATGCCACCTAGGCCATACAACGAGCAAGGAGACTCAACGTGATAAGATTAATTCTTATGTTAATCTTGGTGTGGGCTAATGTTGCCTATTCCAAAGATAGTGATTGTAATTGGAATGATGATATTCCTTGTATTACAATATATCCAAATATAAACAATTCAAACGCATTAGGTGATAAGATAACACCTACACATACAATTAAAAAATCTGAAATTGAAAAGTATAATCTAATTGATTTACCTAAAGTATTAAATTATGTTCAAGGCCTAGATATAACTCAATCAGGTCCTACAGGTCAACAAACATCTTTATTTTTAAGAGGCACAAACTCTAATCACACATTAGTATTATTAAATGGAATACCAATCAATGATTACTCTACACCTACAGGTGCCCATGATGTTGGTCAAGACTTTATGTTCAATGTTGTACAAATAGATGTATACAAAGGGTCACAAGGTGCTCATTGGGGAGCAGACGCTGTTGGTGGTGCAATTAATTTTAGAACAACGGTAGATTATGATAAAAAATTAAGTTTATCAGGTAATGGTAATGATAAAACTATTAGTGGTAATTATTATACTAGATTAAATGACTTTGATATATCTATTTCAGCAGGTGAGCATAAATCACAAAACGTTTCTGCTTTATCAGGTGCTGACGAAAAAGATGGAACAAATAATAAAACAATAGGTGTTAATGTAAGTAAATGGTATGATCTTGTACATTGGCGAACAACTTGGTTTGCAAGAAACACTTTTACTGATATAGATGGTCATAATGTTTCTATACAAGATGGTAAATGGGCAGATAATACCTTTTTTGCCTTTCAAACTGGTGTTGATTATTTAAATAACAGTTTAACTTTTCATACACACGAATATGATAGAGATTATGACGACTCTCATTATGAAAGTGAAAACTATACTATAAGAGGTACACATCAAAAAGAAAAATATGGATTTGGTTTTGATTATAAACATAATGAATCATTAACAAGTCAACATCATAATTTAGGATACTTCTTTAATTTTTCACATAATATATTTTCATATCATCATAGGTTTGATGAAGAACACGAAACATATAAATTAGGTTTCTTTAAAGAACTAGAAGATGGTTTAAGTATAAGTGGTAGTACATCAACAAGTTATAAAGATAAGACAACATGGACTGCTATTGAATATGGAGAATCACAAGAGCTAACATTAACTAAAAACAATTTCTCAACAACCATATTTCAAAATGATATTGGCGATTTAAATACAGATGGTATAGAGTTAAGTTATGGTGAAAAAGATTTTAAAGTTTTTGCAAGTCATTTAAACAGTAAGAAAAATGATAGTATACAATTAAGAAGACCTAATTGGAGTTTTGGTTTAATGCATAACTATGACTTTAAAAACAATTGGTCTTTAACTACAAACTATAAGTGGAAAGATAAACATTTAGATGTACACAACTCTAATTGGTCAACCATATCAATGCCAGAAACTCACTTGTTAGATTTTAATATTGGTTATAATTATTATGGTATAGATTTTGGTATCAGTATATTAAATGTACTAGATGAAGATTATGAATCACCTCATGGGTTTAGTCAAGAAGGAAGAAAGTTTACTTTAGGATTTAATAAATCTTTTTAACTTTGAACGTGTGATTGATATTGAATTTGCAATTCTTCTTTGTGTTCATTGTATTGGTTGTTATAGTCATACTCTTGGAATGTGCCTTCATTGATAAAACCTGTAAATGAATCATACATAAGAATATTTATGATCCTGGCGAATTTCCTAGCTGGCTGGAAAAAACTCAATTCATATTACTTCTTCGCAAGTATTATTACCAATATAATAAACCCTAAAAAGAGAGGCCACATCTTCATCATTTGTGCCATTAAATCTAAATCCATAATTTTATTCTTCTTTATTAGAGGTCTAACTGTGAAACCTCACGTATGTATTAAGTCATAACCCTAATTCTTTATTCATCTTCAATCTGTTCATCTTTAATACAAATGGGTTCCTCCGGAGCAAAAGCGCAACCTAAAACAGTTCCCAAATCTTTCATTATGGTTACTGAATCGGTAAATGTCAAAGGTTTTTTAGTGTCCTCTTTATTCAATTGGCATCCAGTAAAGATAAGTGACATAATACAAAATAATGTAATAAAAATAAACATTGCTATGATTTGTTTATCAAAAGGAAAGTTACTCATTATTCTAGTATTAGTTTCTTAATAGTTTTTGTACCATCAATGTTTGTTTCTATTTCTGCTTGTGATTTAATACATTTATATAGTACGTTGTTAGATATACTTCTTTCTGCGACACGTTTATGTTTTAAACATACACTTAAAGAGTCCTGGATTCGGTGTTCCTTGATCTCATGGTTAACAAACATAAGCAGTGCAAATACGGTCTCGATCATTTATAATTACCGTTTTCTACTTTATAAGCTCGGTGTTCTTCTTGAACTTTTTCAAGAGTTGCTTGTACTTTTTCAAGTTGTTTTTGTAAAAATTCAATATTAACTTTATTGTGCATACCTTCTTCAATAGCTATTTGTATTTTTTCTATCTGTCCAGCCATGTGTTCTATTAACATAAATTGTTCGGAGTCAGCTGGCAAACTTCCAAGTTCTCCCCGAGGCCACTTGATTCTAAATTCATTATTCTTTTCAATATCACCACTAAGTGTCTTAGTTACTTGCTGTAAATCTTTTTCTAAAAGGGTTCCACCAGTTTCTAATTTATTTAATCTTTCTATAACACCAAAGTAAGCCCACACTCCAACCGCAACTGCTCCAATTATGGCAATTAGGTTTTTCATTGGCATACTAACAGCTGTTTCACTTGACACTCTCATTTCATCTCCTTTACTTATTTTTAATACCTTTCAACTTATTAATAGCTTCTTTATTTTCTTTTATTCTTTTATCTTGTAAATCATCTATCATCTTTTGTAATTTAGCAGCTTTTTCTTCTTCCGTATCTAAATGCAATTCAGGATTAATAATTTTTTCTAACTTCAAATTAGGTATCTTTATGTTAGGAACATATCGCCATGTATATCCCTTATCAGAATACACACCAAATACTGTATCTCTTATACCTATCTTTACTATAATAGCATCCTTTCCATCTAACAATACTTTATCACCTTCATTGAAAGCACGGTTCATACGAAATTTTAATCCCACTAAAAAGTTTTGAGCAAAATCTTTTAACCAAAATGCTATCATTATAGATATCAATATTGCTATCCACGGAACTAATAGTTCAGTTAATTTCATTGCTTCACCATCTATAAAACTATTCATTAACCTTTTATCCTTTTAGTTATATAAAGTACAGCTGCATACATACCTAACGCATAGATTGATACAAAGACTAACTCTGGTATGTACTGAAATATATTATAAGTTAAATCTATTACGGCTTCAACATCTCCCATTTCGGAAGAGCCGTCTTCATCTATAATAGTAATAGATTTACTAAAATCACCATCAACATTGCCAACATTTTGTTCTATGTTTAAAGTATTGTCTTCGTTCATTTCTTATTATTTATTCTCCTATTTTTCTTTTTTACTAAATGGATTCAATTTTTTAACTTTACTTACAGAACCTTTACTAATATTTTTAGCACTTGTCCCTAAATTTTTACCAACACCAACTGCCTTTGATCCAACTTTTGATATTGACTCAGTAAGTTTCTTTAAATTTGGTTTCCACATAACTGTTTCCCCCTTTTTATTTTAACTTTTTCTTCTAGTTTTTTTGCAAATTGACCGCTGAATTACCTTTTTCGCCTTGGGTAATTTCAAATGTTAATTGGTCACCTTCATTTAAATCCAAGTTTGCTGCTCGGGCTGCTGAAGAGTGTACAAAAACATCTTTTTCTTTATCTTCACGTGCTATAAAACCATAACCCTTTGTAGGGTTAAACCATTTTACTTTTCCTTGTATGCTCACTATTCTCCTTTCTTATCATCCTTTTTTGGTTCATAATATTCTTTATACTTATCAACTAAATCATTCATATGTTTTAATTGATTTCTTATTCTAGCAAAGTTCTTTGCAAGTAATTGAAAATCTTTATCACTTAATCCAAATATTACTGGATCAAGGCCTTGTTCTTCCATCTTGGTAAATACTTCTACAGCATTATCAGATGTAATAATTATCCATCTTAATTCTTCTAATTGTAATGGGGTAGGTTTAGGTAAATCTAAATTCTGTCTAGGTTCTTCTAACTTAAATATTCTAAGCTTCTTTTCACCTATTGAGCAACCAACTAATAAAACACTCATTAAAATAACTAATATAATATTTTTCATTTTTTATTCCTGATATGGTACATAGTTTGGATTAGCTATACTCGGACACTCCCTATTAATCTCACTTTTCTTTGTAGCCGTTTTCTCTTGTTCAGTAAGTGGTGCCCCACCAGCAATTTCAACGCACCTTGTAGCTGCAATACTACCTTTGTTAATTATTCTTTCAATTACTTTTGGTTTCTCTATGGCATATTTACCAATATCTCTGCCCTTCTTATTAAATCTTTTATCTAAATCATCTAAATCTTTTTTAAGGACCGTAAGGAGCTGATTCATCTTGTTGTTGGCTTCCAGTATTTCTTGGAAGTCTTCCTTTTGTTGAGCGATGAGTTCCTTTTGAGAACTCACCGCTTCTTCTAGTTTGATTTGATTTGCTTTTAGAATTGCATTATCACTTCGCAGTTTCATAACATACATTCCAGCGCCAGCAATGCCGGCAATCATTACAACAGCAATTATCATTTTGAAATAACCAAACATAAAATTCTCCTAACCTTTTTTCCAAATTGCCCACAAGCCCCAAGCGATTGAAGCCCAAGCAGCTATTGTAGCAAGATTGCCTGCAAATAAAATTATGCAACCTATTGCTATTAAAGCACCACCATGTAATGATGATACTTCTTTTGCTCTATCTGTAATCCAATTTAACATATTTGTTTACTCCTTTTCTATATTTTAGCACCGACCTTACGGTGTTTATTCCACACAAAAAAACCACCTAGTCTTAAAGCATAATAAGCAAGATAGTTTAAAAAATAAAAACCATTTATTTCTATGTTTATATCTCTAAAAATCTCGTCTGCTTTCTTTTGGTCTAACATTAGGATTGGAACCCCAACGTCTTTGTTAAGTGGTAGTAATGCCGAATATTTATAAGCGTAATCGTGGATTAATCCACCAATTAATAAAACGCCTACTGGTGACAAAAATGAAGCAAGAAATTTTGGTATACTTGCTCCGTCAAACTTAAAACCTGCTGGTATTACATAATCTTGTCCATCAAGTTTATAATGAAAGTCTTTTACTATTTCCCAATGTCTAACGCCCAACAGCCACATTAAAATTGCACCCCAAAAACCTTTATCTTTTGTAGCGATTCTTATAGGTGTCATATGTGGATATTCTTCGTATTTAAAATTAACTCTATTATCAGTTTTCTTATTCTTGTCAAATAAATTTATAAGAAAGCCTATAATAATTAATGCAATCAAAACTGACCACATCCAAAATTTCATAGCTAATGCAATTAATGTTTCTATCATTCTAATCCTTTTATGTAAATAACCCTTTTGGTTTTAACCCTTTGTAAAATTTATCTTTTGCTCTTTTAATTTTTCTATCTAAAACTTTTGATTTAAGTTTATTAGATACAGCATTTAATTGTTTCTTTGCACTCAACATAGGTTTTATAGTACCCATACCAGCGCCTTGATATGTTGCTGTTAGTTGAGGCATTGTTGTTGCGTATCTACTGTTTGGAAAATGTTGACTACCACCCATAGAAGCCATAGGCTTAAATGTATCAACAGGTCCTACACCAAAACCTCTAGTCATTATTTCTCTTAATTCTTTAAATGTTTTCATAGATATTTCTTTAATAATACACCAGCAACTCTATTTCTAATTCCTTCAGATACTATTGTGTTTATTTGATTATCTACAACATATCTAAACGTTTTAATACCTACGTTTTCATTATAAGTACCATTTTCTTTTTTTCTTTTTAGATTGCTGACGATAGGTTTGATTTGATTATCGGTAACATCTGCGTTACCATCTATCTTATTGATAAGATTTTCAACTTCTAGTTTATTGTAGTCTTCAACTGTTCTAAATTTATTCAGAAACGTTGTAAGTCTTCCTTTTAAACCTTCTTTATTTTTCTTCTTATATTCTTTTGCCCATTTTGGTTGAATACCAGGTTCGCCATCTGGACCAACTCCAATACCAGCAATGTTACCACCACCAGCAGAATTTGCAGGAGCTTCTTCAGCAAGTTTCCAACCATCATCTTTCCATCTTTGTAAATCTTTCTTATCAATTTCTTTTCGTTTACCATCTTTAGTAATTGTTATAACAGTTATATTACCAAATATAAGGTCTCTAGCTTCTTCATTTATCTTTTTAATTATTAATTCTTTTTTAACATGACTTAATTGTTTTTTCACATGGTCCTCATCTCTAGCAGAAATAACTCTAAAATCTTTCTTATCATTTCCTTTTTCCCATACTTGAAATCTTGGTAAATCTTTTACCTTTTCATCAATTTCCATTCTATATTCTTTAAAAGTTTTCATTTAAAATTTTATCCTCTCTATGTTATCCTCTGATACTATAATTTGTTTTTTAGTATCTTCATTAATAACATTGTAAAGGTTAACACCAAAATAGTTATCAAATGGTTTTTGACTTTCAATAGTATAAACTATATCGCCTACTTCAGCAGTTGGTAAACCTTCCAAATCTTCTAAATTATCTATCATAGTATAACGTCCTTCAGGTAGATAATCAAACCCTACAGACTCTTTCATATCATCATTATGAGCAATTAATTTGTTTTCTACTAGGTGTTTGTATAATGCTTTTTCTACTTCAATAGCATTTATGTCTTTATTTTCTTTTAACAATAAAGCTAAAGCAGTTGCATAAGAAGCAAACTTTGTTTTGCCTCCTGGTAACATACCTAATAATCTTTTCAAATTAAAAACAAATCTATGTAAAATAGTATAAGAATCTTTTTCTTTAGCAGTTACTAAATCTTTTCCTCTTCTTAATAATTTTCCATTATTGTCAATAATCCCATACTTATAAGCAGCTTGTTCCTTCCAAGGCGTAACTAACAGCTTAACAACTCTATAGGTAATTAATAAATCTATGGCTCTTCCCATTATAATTTCTCCAGACTTGACAACAAAGTTTTATTCAATTTAATATTAGGTATTTCATCAGCTGTTATTATATTTAAATAGTGTAAGAAGGTTTTTAATACCGACCAATACTCTCTTTCAACTTTAAATAATAATAATGTAGCAGCTGCGTCATTACCAAAAACATTACTCAATACTATAATATGATTTAATACTAATCTAGTTTTCAGTTCACCTGTGGTTTTATATTTACGAAATAGACGTTTAAGATATTTAAATCTTTTAATATCTTCATAAAACTCCTGTTCACTATCTAAATTAGGAACATTGTAGTTTTTTATAGCGTAAAATAACCAATTTTTCTTTGTTATCTTATCAAACATTAGCCAAGCTCTGCATAAACTTTAACAGCGCCGTTCTTTAATGTTTCGTATTTACCTTTTAGTTTTAAACTATTACTTTTATGAGATATACCATCATCATTTATATCAGAACCGTCAGTATCTTTGCCGAAACGACCGCCATTAAAAACTAATGCACTTTCAAAGTTTCCTTTTTTATCTTTAATTTCAATTTTATCTTTTACTGTCACTCCAATTGTTCCTAATTTTGCACTTAATTGATTAAGAGCTGCTTCAGGTTTAATGTATTCTCCATTAGCAATAGAGCCAACAAAAGCATTTACTTTATTCAAAATCTCTGGTTTGTGGATATTGTGAGCACCAACAGAACCATCTTCAACAGCGTTAGATGTGGCTGTGCCAACCATCTTGCCATCTTCTTTTATATGTTGTTTAAATGTTTTCATTTTTCTCCCTTTTTAATCTCGTCTTTAAATTTTTTTAAAGACTTGCCACCCACAAGGTCTTCTTCAACCTCTTTAATATTGTTCTCTTTTATCTTATCAAACTGTCCAACGTGTGGTGTATTCGTAGCCAGCTCTTCCAAAAAATCCAAATCTACATTAAGCTTATCTTCTTTCATTTTTCTTTTTCTAATAATAATTGTTTCTTATCTTCAACCTCTTTGTTTTTTTGATCGTGTTTTCTTTTTTCCGCTTCCTTATAAGCCTCTTTTGATTTTAAATCATCTTCAAGCTCTTTAAGTCGTTCTTTAATTCTCAATTCGTCATAAGGTTTATCAGCTATCTTAATCAATCTTTCCACTTGTTGAAGAGCACCGTGTATCGCATTTAGATTGTTCCTCATCACAGTTGTTTCTTTTTCAACTGTGTCAATTCTAGTTTTCAGTTCACTAAAATCCTTTTGTAAATTGATTTTTTCATAATGTAGTTCTTTTCTACTCACACCCATAATATTCTCCTTTTATAATATAATTACGCAACACCATAAGCGTTTCCGCCAATGATATTCCAACGTGAATTTTTAAATAATAATGTTACTGTTTCTCCTTCAGCGTTTAATGTTACACTAGTATGACCTCTTAAATTAGTAGGTGTTATAGTTTGTACACTTGTACCTGAAGTTGAAACGTTAATAAATGTTTTGATTTGTCCATCAGAACCATCTGCTAATGATACAGTAGATGTGTTAGATGTTCCATTAATTTCAGTAATCGCACTTGTTACATCCGCTGTAAGCGAACCACCTGCAGCTGTTAAAGCTTGAGATGTTTGTGCTATACCTAACCAACTTGGAACATTGTTAAAAACATTCTCTACTGATATTTTTTTATTAATTGGTGTACCTGACGGATCGTCAACTACATGGAATAAATCAACGCTCGCTAATGAGTCGCCTAGATCGGTCAATGCCGTTATCTTCTTGTCTGCCATTTGTTCTCCTTTAAACCCTTTCGGGAATGCTACTCTAGGTATTTGCCTAGATCACTTTGTTAATATATTTATAAGGGCGGATTGACCGCCCTTAAATTGTTAATAATTATGCTCTACTACGCAGCTACTGTATGTGTAACTCTTATACCAGCAGCAATACCTCTTTGCGAATTAATAGTACCTGAAGCAGTATCGTTGATTGTTGCTCCACCTGGTAATGTTACTGTGTCATGGAGCGCAGTTCCTAATGAAAGAACATTGCCAGTTGCAAGTGTTTGACTCGCTACTGTAAATCTCTTTCTGTTAGCTGTTGAACCAGTTGCAGTATAAACACAATCGTGTGTTCCACCACCACTATTTACAACTTTCATTACTGGTGATCCAGTAACTGTAACTGCTTCATCCCAAGTTACCTCTATTTGAACTGTTTGACTAGATGAACCAGCTGTTAAGTCTGTAGCTGCAGTAGTGCCTACTACAAATCTTACATTTGTAATAGTTGCTTCCTGTAGTCCAGTCGTTGCTGATGTACCTGCAAGTCCTCGTATAGCGACCAAGACTTCTGGTTGCGAAGCGGTATTATCGTTACCAGTCGCAGCTGTTCCAGCTCTTTGTACCCAACCAGCATTGGTTGCGTAAACATCTTGTTTCTTATACTTGGAGTTTTCGTCAGTTTGTAGAAATTTAGGTTTATTTGTAACGGTATCCGCTCCTTTTGCCCATCCACTCATATCTTTTCTCCTTTTAAATTAATTAATTTATCTCTCTTTTGTTATATAACTAATACTATTTATAAGATTAAAACCCCAGCTTTTTCAGCCGAGCTATAGTACCAGGCGTTGATGTATGATGTATTCCCATACCTCCTGCTTGTATAAAATCTCTTACATTCTTCTCATAATCATCTATTAAAATTGCAGGATTGCCTCTTCTAGCAAAAAGTTTCTTTTCTTTTCTTCTTACTAAATTGATTTTTGAACGGTTAGTTATACCTGTATTTTTTCTTAACCATTGAGTCTTACCAGGTATACAATTTGGGTCAAATGATTCTTCTACATATGCAGATAAAATATGTGGATCGTGTTTTGATATGTATGACCAAAGTCTTCTTCCACCAGACATCCAAGGAAGAGTAGCCCAGAAGTTTTTATGCTTCTTAATAAGTGCCCATTTTTCTTTTGATGATGGTATATTCACCCATTGATTAATGGATAAACCAGTAACTTTTTGAGCAGCAGTTTTGAAATCTGCCAGGACTCCATCCATATCGCAATATAAAATAGCATTCTTCATAATGGATATGAGTACTCCCTAGACTGGAATAGCACGAGGCTCTAAATCAATTACTGCAGCCTTTTGTCCCGTTGCTGTTTTTCCTTTATCACCTAGTCTAACTAATTTTGTTTCGTTTCTTAATTTTTCAAAACTCTTTTTATTTTGGTTGCAATTTTCTTTTTTAGTTTCTTTTTTTGCTTTTGGATCAACTATAACTGATTCATTCGCTCTCTTTAATGCGTTTGCAACATCTTTATGTTTAGATAAACCTTTTGCAAGTTTTTCAATTGCCTTTACAGCACCTGAATAATTACCTTGTTTATATCTAGGGTCATTTAATATACCGTATGCTTGTTTGATTTGTTGTGTTGTAAATTCTAACATAGTTTCTTCTTTCTTTACTTTATCTCCAACTTGACAAAGTTCATTAACTTCATCTAATTCTACTTGTTCACTCCATATACCTGGTTTTCTCAAATCTTTTACTAACGAAGGCACACTTCTTAAAACTTGGTCTGCTTTTGCTTTTATGAACATAGATACTTGTGAATTGGTTTTAAAATATTCTTTCTTTATATCATTGGCAAGTTCTACATACATTTCTAAATGTGCTATACTTTTACCTACTAATTTAGATAGTTGTAAACCTTCATCTAATACTTCTTCTTTTGCTTCACCTATAATTGCATTAGGCATAACGGTAACATCACCATTAACTTTTTCAGTTTCTTTTTTTAATAATTTTTTAACATCTTCTACATCTGATTTTGGAACAAGTAATTTACCATACGAAAATCTAGCAACATTAAATCCTTTTCTTTTTAAAAATGATAACGTGTGCCCCTCAAATCCTTCAGCAATTTCTCTATCTTCTTTAAAATTTATAGTATGTTTAGTTATTGAAATATCTTTTGCACCATCTTTTTTTAATTGAGCAGCTTTATCATCTGCGTCTTTTTTTATTTTATATGCAACAGCAAATCTTTTTCCATTTTTAGGGTCTAAATATCTTACTGCAAATCCTGGTTGTTGACCTTCTCCAAAAGTTTTAAAATCTTCTGCCCTTACTCGGTCAATATCATATCTTCTTAAATTCATTCTCTTATCTAATATCTTTGATACTAATTTTTTAGCAGAATCTTCATCTTTAGCATCCACTTTAATCGTTCCTGTTTTCTGTGTAATTATATTCGCACCTCTTTGTTTTCTATCAGAAGTTTTAGTACCAGAATAACTTACAGCAAAAGGAGATTCTGAAATTTCTTCTTCTAAATCGTGTTCAACTTCTTCAATAATACCCTTATTCTTACCAAAAGTTTTTGCACCATCTAACGATGGATGAGAACCTA